ATAGTTCTCCCTTGTTAAGTAGATTAGAGGAGCAGGAACAAGGAGAGAACCAAAACCCTGCCACCTCTAACCTGCTCTCATCATAGCATAGTGTGACGGACTATGTATGATGATGCTGGCGTGTTGCGCCGAGTTTATTTTCCTGGACAATCCATGTGAAAATATGTAATTAATTTATTCTCTGGGTCTGTTGTAGTAGCACCACAAGTATTGCATGACCATGATGGTTTATTTATTTCATCTAGTAATCCATCTAGTACTGTTTGTGCTGCTTCAGCCATACGGTCTAATGAATCTTGAAATTGTTTACTCATTAGTAATCTTCTTCTACATCATTAACTTCTGTCTGGTCAATGGTGTAATCACCATCATTAAACGATACATCTACATTGTCTACAAACATAGACTCTGCTTCATCTGCATCTTCTGCTTCTACTTGGAAGGTACCAGTGATTCTGAATGTACCACCGTATCTTGATGTAAGTCTACTTGCACCAATGGATTCAAGTAACTCATTGACGTCAGATTTAGTGACTGTTTGCTCACCGTCTGACCATTCAACTTCACTAAAGAAGTCACGGACCTTTTCACGTAGCGTACGGATATCTTTGTTGAGGTTGACATTTGCATCTCCAAGTCTTTCTTGTCTGTCTTTGTAGTCTTTGAGTTCGGCTATCATACGTGCTATCTCATGGTCTGTGTATGTAATCATGGCACCGTTGTGACTCTCTCCATCTGATATTGTGATTGTGTTCATTTGTTCCTCTCGTTGTTTGTGTGTGCTCCGTGTTCGCCACTGGCGGAGCAACCCAGTGAAACGTCCCTTGTATAGTTTAAGGATATAACTATACAAATTCTGCGAGTTCTGCGCTATTGCTGCCTAAGCAGTATGCGTACAGAATTATACTGTAAGTAAAGATAAAGCCTTAGTCTTTACCTTATCGTTGCGACCACTCAGGGTGGCGGCGGCACGGCGAGACGCGCCACCTGTTGCATAGTGGTCAGCATGTTCTACTACTGCATGCCATGCACCAAAGGCTGTGCCTCTGATGTTCTCTTGTGTCTCTGACTCTGAGTAGATAGCCCATGCACTAGCACGTGCATCTCTTGCTATAGTCTGTTGCTTGCGCTCACCTCTGGTGAGTAAGTCGTATGGCTTGTCTTCTACTATACTAGGTAGAGGCCATACTGCCTTGAAGAAGTTGACTGTCTGTTCACGTGTCATCTTACGCCCTAACAATCCATTTGCTATTAACTCATAGTCTTGTATGGCTGTGTATGTTAGGTTAGTAATGTTGCGTATGTCATTGACAGATAGTTCTTGGTTAGTCGTATGTGTCATGCGATATGTGTATTCATTGTAGCCTTTAGTTCCTCTGGCATATCCCTTGCTAATCAATCCATTGATTTGATTATGACAGAACAAACGCTCAATGACTGGCTTGATTACTACTGATGATGAGCCATCATGTGATGTCTTAACCAACAGGAATGCAGCATGTGGGTCATTGGCTACGTTGATACCTTGTGGTATCTCAAGTAGCATCCATATGTTAGAGCCACCATTGAACTCACCTGCTGCAGTATATCTTGCATCACCTGAGTCTACTAATGTATCCAATGCGTTGAACACTTCCATGTTCTGAACCATCTTATACTTAGTACCTACTACACCTATGACAGTGTTGTTATCTTCACGAATAATAGCCTGCTTCTTAGGTACATCTATGTATGTAGGTGGTGTTACACCATGTTCATCTATTGCAAATGGTGTTGCTTCTGCTGTTAGTTTACCTGTACGTACAGTCCAGTTAAGTCCTGCTTGTATGGCTGCATCACGGGCAGAGGTAGCCTCAACTGCAGTGCCACCTCTTACCCATGCTGACTTATTCTTTGTTGTTGTTGTCATTTGTTTCCTCTCCGAATATACCTGCTTTTACTTTAGGGTGTAGTTCCATACGCATTGCTTCGAATGCACCAACAGGCCAGTTAGAATCAAACACTCTACTTAATAGTCTTGCTAATGAATAATTTGTTCTTAACATTGGTCGTAGTAATTCATCTGCCTTACCATCTTCATGCTTCTCGTAGTGCACAAGAGCAAGTAGTGTAGTAGGTGCAGCATTGTAGTTTTTAGGTGCATGCTTTGTTAATAACTTAAAGAACGATAAGCCTTTATCATCCCTAGGATTTATAAGTCCCATTGCATAGTCACGTACCTGTATATCTTTGAGTGCTAACAACACATGAGGTATCATATCATCTGATATTGTATCAGCATTGTATGCATACTCTACTAATGTAGCAGCCTTGCGTTGTCCTTGTGAGCCTATCTCATACTGTCCAAACTTATCTTGTCCAGTTGTAGGTAGTAGTGCATCTATCTTTGCTTTTGTTTCTGTTTTATTCACTTGCTTCTCCCTTGTTTAGTCGTGTGTCTATCCATCTATGTATAGACATAGTTGCCCCATACATAGTTACTGCATCTTGCACCCAGAAGAGTGCAGCATCATCGTTATCTGCTTCTACTTCTATCTCTACTTGTACTATGTAATTAGTACCAGCCATGTTTCCTCCAATGTGCCCATGCAATTGATGGGCTATCGTATCTATGGACTACATACTCCAGCCCCCGAGCGACCTGTCGCGGGGCTGGGGTACCATGTTTAGTACCTAGTACTTGTGCTATGCCATAGGCTGTTGAGTTAGGGTTGTCTGCCTTGTAGTTCCAGCCTGATTCTTTACCCCATAGTTTCATCAGTGCTTTGTGTTCACCTCTGCCCCATTGGGGATACCAAGTCTTCATGTATGACAGAGCATACATCTTGGATAGGTGTGGTGTCCAGATACGTGGCTTGGACCACTCATCTATACACTTAGGGTCACGTTCTACTTGTTGTGAGTATGCCTTCAATGGTATACCCACCATTGTTACTAGTGTTAGTAGTATGCTGCTGCTTACTGCTATGTATTTCTTTATGTTAGTTTCCAAGGTAGTACTCCTTAGTCTTCGTCTCCATACATGCGGTCAGGTTCACTGTTACAGGTACACTCTATCACGAAGTTACCACAGTACTCGCAGTCACCATCTTTACCTAGTGCAGTGTCATCGTCATCTCTTGGCTCAGTCATGGCTTACCAACTAGCCTGATACTCAAACATAGCATCATCTACTGATTCATTTAATGCTTTGTTTAGTAAGGTAATTGTTTCTTCTATGTTTTGCCAATACCATTCATCTATACCAGTGCCACCAAAAAAGAAGCCTGATGTAGGTGGCAGCATTTCTTCTGCATAATCTTCTGTATGTACATTGGATACATTAATGCATACCTCACGTAAATCATAGAGGTCTTGCTTAGTTAGACTGATAGGTGTGCAATCATCTATTGCATTAGTTGTATTTATAATCCAACCATGAATAGCATTAGCCTTACGCCAGTATGCTACTTCATGTACTTGCTTTTCGTATAGATACATGTCTAGTCCCATTAGTTATCTCCTTTAACTATTAATCGCTCATCTATTGGTGCTAGTTTATGAGAACGGCGTGTATTTATTCCACGATTATTACAGTAGGCTTCATATAGTTCAGAGTATTCTACGGAATACTTGTGTGATAAGAAAGATTTGGCATAATCTACTGCCATACTTTTTATTTTTGATATTTCTTTTTGTGTCATTAGTACTCTCCTTGATTCTGTATTGCTTTACGGCGCCATACCTTTAGTCTGTCTCTTAAGAATCTATTTTCTTTTAATAGTTGTATGTTAGCATACAACATAATAACTAACAGCACTAGGCTAGTGCCTAACGCTATAACTATTGCTGTTATATCATAGTATGATAGGTACATAATTTTCTCTCTCTTTTGTATGTAGGTTGATAGAAATATAAAACTTGTGTGTTGCTGCCGATTACTTTTAGTGGGGTACTGCAAGAAAGGCAGGGATTGTTAGTCCCTGCCTTTGCTTGCTTACAGTACTGTGATTTTCTCTACCTGTAGTTGGTAGCGGAACTCATCTTTGCCGTCACTTTTGGCAACCCACTGTGTTAACTTGCCTGATAGTACTACTGGTGTTGATGCTGATGCACCTTGACGGGCTCCGTCTAGTGCTATTAGTTGCTTGATAATTGCTGGGTCTTTTGCTTGGAATCCTACGCCTACTACATATCGTGGTGTTCCGTCTACCATTTCACGCTGGTTGAGCCAGCCTGTAATAGAAGTACCGTATTCATTTGTCTTGATTGTCTTGTCAGTGAACGCCTTTAGGGTGCCACTAACTTCTAGATGGTTGATTGTATTCATTACTTTCTCCTTGTTATTAGTTAGTTGGTCAGGGTTACCCCTGTCGCAGACGACAGGGGAACCCTGCTTATTTATTTTGTATTGTTTTCTAGCGGTTTGTCGCATGACTGGCAGTCATTGAACATCTTGGGTGTGAGTATGTTGCACCATTGGCATTGCTTCTCACGTTTGTATTGTGTGTAATCTTCTAGTTCCCATAGTTCCTCATATACTCCACCGTCTTGGAGTTGTACTATCGGTTCAGTGTATTCCATTCTTAGTACGTAATCAATACGCTTGCCATCTTTGTCTAGTATTTCTTTGCGTACTGTGACACTTGCTATCCAGTCATGTCCGCTTGGTTCATCTACTCGTAGTGGTGCTCTATCGCCATACTGTAGGTTGCCCTCATCTACTAACTCGTAGGCTATGTAGTCATCTCGTCCTTCTTTTGTTTCGTAGCAGTTGATGCAACTATCTACTCGTTCCTCACCTGTGTATAGGTGCATGATGTTGCTTGTCACTGGGTATTCGCAGCATGTTTCAGTATGTGTAGTTATGCTGATGCCCTGAGATTGTGCGTACTCACTCATCTCTTTCTCCTTTGCTGTTGTCTGGTGCTTCTGACATAATCCGTGCCATCAGTCCGTCATCGGACATGGCACGGCGTAGTATCTGCATGTATTCTTCTTTAGTCATGAGTTGATTCCTTCCTCTGTTGCTGGGTGTGGTGGTATATCCATCAGCACCTGTAGTATCAGTTCGTTTGCATAGTAGCGGGTGATATCCCCTAGTTCTACAGCCTTAACTATGTCGTAGATAGCAAGGCGTGGTGATTGTTCTATCATCTTATTCTCCTATCATCTCTAACAGCACATCACCATGACATGCCTGCGGTGCGCAATAGCACACCAAATCTTTATCTCTTAGTGGCTCAAGCCAATCTCTTCCGTATCCTTGGTCTTCTACCCATTTTGCATAAGCATAGACTCTATATTTCTCAATTACTTCTGCTCTATCACCATCCTTACCTATTACATAAGGATTGCCCCACTGACTGCCTCTGCCGATGTATACACCTGTATTGCCATCATCATGATTTATATTTTTAACCTTCATAGCACACAACCTTTCATAGTAGGAAACTAACAACAACCAGACCTTCACGGCTAGTCAAGGGGCGTATTTACCCCTTGACCGCCGTGATAGTTTTAAACGGTAACTGACCAATCAGCCAGCCATTGAGGAGTTTCCTCAACCAGCACACGGGTTGGAATCTTTCTTTCTTTTGCTTTCTTGATGGTATCGGCGGTACCTTTCGAGTTATCTTTATGGAAGGCAAGCACCGCTTGAACATCAGACTCAAGCATCACGGTGTTGCGCTTGTATCCTGCGCTATCACCATCTACCTTCCAGTTGGGCTCATGTATCTCAACCACCCAACCGAGTTTCTCCGCAACTGTTTCTGCCATGCGGTCAGCACCTACGGCGTGGCCTGAAACCAGCACCACGTTCTTGTACTTCTTAGCAATGAACTGCAGTTCAGTTGTGATAACCTCAACATCAGTCCAAGTACGTGAACCACTTACTAGCAATCTAAACATATCGAACTCCTTAACACTCATACTACGTAGTTATCAATCTAATAACTACAGAAGCCAGACCTTCAGCCAGTGTCAATCCGAGTCTTTCCATCGGATTGATGCAGGCTGAAACCGTGCGGTCAGCAGATAGATACGAGTAGAACTATGGACGAGTAGTAGACATTAATTTATTAGACTGCCCCCACCGTTGTTGTTTTTATTTCGGTGGGCAGACAGTGCACTGTGACAGCATGACCAGTCTACAGTTCTGTTGGCAGACTATTAATAAATCTAGGGGCGACAGACCCTAGGTTTATTAATCTGCTTGGTCCTTTGTATAGGTATCTCTACTAATATATTTCTGAGGGTATAGTGACACTGCTCTGAGCAGGGCTTTTACAATATCTAAAAACTCACAGAATAAAAAGTGTTCGTTTTAGGTGTTTGAACGGATTAAGTATATATAGAGATTGTTTTTATTCTACTATATACTGCAAGGCTTTTTGGAGCCTTGCTAGACTGTACAGACTAACTGTACAATCTGTACTTAATAGGCGGGATAGTACTGCCATAAGGGGACCTATGGCATCAGGATTTCAAAAGGGTAAAGACCATCATAACGTCAAGAACCTAAAGGCTATACAGGCAGCCGTCCTTGAACGTATCAAGTCTGGCTATACCATCCAAGCGGCTATGGCATCTGAAAACAAGAAAGCAGATACCATACGTCAGTGGATGCGCCGAGACCCTAACTTTGCCAGGGCCCTTGAAGAGGCCAAGGAAGAGGGAACCAAGCAATCCTTTGATGCCCTAGGGCTAACCAAGGAGTCAATTGAGTTCTCAGACTTCTCTAAGATGTTTTTGGGACAAACGGTATTTCCACACCATCAGGACTGGGTAGACCTTTTAGAGGGATACGAACCTACCTGGCTACACCCTTCTATGATTTATGAGCCTGGGGAGAACAATAGACTTCTGGTAAACGTACCGCCAGAACATGCTAAGTCCACCGTTATCACGGTGAACTACTCGACTTACCGCATCGCTCTCAATCCTAACGTCCGCATCATTGTGGTCTCAAAGACTTTGAATAAGGCTAGAGAGTTCGTTTACGCTATCAAGCAACGACTGTCTCATCCACGCTGGCTAAAACTGCAGACCGCATATGGTCCAGATGGCGGGTGGAAAGAAGACGCTGATACTTGGAAAGCCGATACAGTCTACCTTGGGAGCGATGCGCGTAATTCTAGCGAGAAGGACCCCACCCTCCAAGCCCTAGGTATGGGCGGTCAGATTTACGGTGCCCGTGCTGACCTGATTATCCTTGACGACTGCATCACTACTGCCAATGCCCATGAGTGGGAAAAGCAGATGGACTGGCTGCAGAAGGAAGTTATTACCCGTCTGGGCAAGAACGGCAAACTGCTAGTAGTTGGGACACGAATTGCTGCTAACGACCTTTATAAAGAACTTCGTAATGCTAAGCATTGGTCTGGGGGTAGGACTCCCTTTACTTACATGGGGATGCCTGCTGTCCTTGAATATGCTGAGGAACCCGAAGACTGGGTTACGCTCTGGCCCTTCTCGGACGCGCCGTGGGATGGAGACGATGACACTCCTTCGGAAGACGGCCTCTATCCCAAATGGGACGGCCAAACCTTATTTAAACGAAGAAGCGAAGTTACGCCATCTACATGGGCACTCGTCTATCAGCAAGAAGACATCCAAGAAGACTCTATCTTCCCGCCCGTGTTGGTGCGGGGGTCCACCAACGGGATGCGAAAAAGAGGACTGCTAAGTGCAGGTGCTGCAGGACATCCTTCTAAAATACAGACTCATACTGTAATTGGCTTTGACCCCGCTATGGCGGGGAACGCCGCTTTTGTTGTTGCATCATACAATAGAGAAGACGGCAAGATTTATATTCTTGATTGCATCAATATGGAAGAGCCTACACCTCAAAAGATTCGTGCAACAATTGAAGAGTTAACTATCAAGTACAAGCCACAAGAGTTCCGTGTAGAAATTAACGCTCACCAGAAAGCATACTCACTAGATGAAGAACTCAGACAATGGCTTGCTTCTTACGGCGTACGACTTGATGCTCACTTTACAGGCAAGAACAAATGGGACACATCTTTCGGTGTCGCCTCAATGTCCAACCTCTTCGGCACAGAACGCGAAGGCAAGTTTCAAAACAATAACATTATTGAACTACCGTCCTCAGAAGGTTCTGAAGGATTAAAGGCACTAACTCAGCAACTGCTTACGTGGAAGCCAGAGACTAGAGGTAAGACAGATACTGTTATGGCTATGTGGTTTGCCGTTATTCGCATACGCGAACTAATGCAACAGGCAAGCAATAGTACTACCTATGCTTACAACAGATGGGCAACAAGAGCACAAACAGACAAACGATACGCCATTAACCTTGATGAGGCTTTCTCACAACAGTGGCAAGACATATACGGATAAGGATTAACCATGGCTCAAACTGGGCAAGCAGCAAAGGCAGTTAAGAAGAAAGCAGATACCTTACCAAAAGTTTCTGCTCAAAAACTTCTTAAAGATGCAGCCGTTAATACTGCCATGCTTGTTGGACCTGGTAAGTTTCTTAAAGGCGCTAAGATTGCAAGTGAAGGTGCTAAAGTTGCAAGAGTAGCAATTGGAAAAGTTACTGCTAAAGAAGCAAAAGAAGTTGCTAAATCTGCAGTAGGTAAATATCCACCATCAGGACCACCACGTGCAATTGTTAAGCGTGGCACTGGGCTTTCTCCAAGAGAAGCCAAAGTAGTTTCTACAAAACAACCAGTTACAAAAACTTCTGGTCGTTCATCTACTAAAGAAGAACTACAAGAAAAAATAGCAACCGAACGAAGTACTCGTCTTAGAAATGTACTAACTCCACGTAAATCTAATTCTGTTAAAAAAGTTGGACCAGAAAACAGAGCAAGGCCAACAGTAACTATTGCTAGGGCTAAAACTCCAGCACAAGAAAAAACTCTTGCCCGTGCTAAAGTTAATATTCCTAAAGATACTAAGTTAGATACTAGCCGTAAAACGGCAATGAAGGCTGCAGAAGAAGCACGTTCTAGAAAGAATCCTATTGAACGTGAATTAGAACAACGTCCTGATAAAAGAAGTGAAGTTGGTTTTACACGTAGACCAAGTACAGCACCTGATAAAGATATGATTGAAGCAAATCGTAGAGTTAATGAAGGATTAAGAGAAATTAAAGCACGTGAACGTGCTGCTTTAATAGCAAAAAGAAATGCTGGTAGAGGTCGTACTTCTATTACTAAGCGAGTAACTACAAGAACAAAATTAAGTAAGACTAGACCGTTAGGAAAATAATGGCATTAACCATAGAGCAGGTAGTAGCACGGGTTGACTCCCTGCGTTACCGCAGTCACGAACGTGATGCACGTAACCTTGACGTACTTGCCGTCCGTAAAGGAAAGATTGCTGAAGTTTATCCCAACTTTTTTCCAGAAGGTGTTGATGCTAACGTAGTAGCAAACTTTATTGATATTGTTGCACGTGATTTATCTGAAGTAATGGCTCCACTTCCTGCCGTTAATTGTTCTGCAGCCAATCAAGTATCTGATAGAGCACGTACCTTTGCTGACAAACGTACTCGTATTGCCTCTAACTATTTTCAACACTCAGACCTAGCAGTACATATGTACTCAGGTGCTGACTGGTATCTAACATATGGATTCGTCCCATTCATTATTGAATTAGACGATGAAGCAAAACTGCCACGTATCCGCATAGAAAATCCTATTGGGGCCTACCCAGAGTTTGACCGCTATGGACGTTGTGTGGCATTTGCTAAGCGTTACTCTATGACACTTGGTGAACTGGTATCCCAGTTCCCAGAGTATGATAGAGAACTTCTTGGTTCAGATGGCTACAAACAAGACCTTAATGCAGTAATTGAAATGGTTCGTTACTACGATAAAGACCAATCTATAATCTATGTACCACGTAGAAATGACTTAATTCTTTCTCAGGCTGCTAATCCGCTTGGCAAGATGATGGTTGTTGTCGCACGTAAACCATCTATTGATGGTGAAATGCGTGGACAGTTTGATGACGTACTAGGTATTCAGTTACTACGTAACCGATTTGCATTACTTGCAATGGAAGCGGCAGAGAAGTCAGTACAGGCACCAATTGTTCTACCGCAAGATGTGCAAGAACTACAACTTGGTGGCGATGCGGTTATCCGTACAGCCAACCCAGCAGGCGTGCGCCGTGTAGAACTTACTTTGCCACAAGGCGCATTTACAGAACAACAGGTTCTTAATCAAGAACTACGTGTTGGTACACGATATCCTGAATCTCGTACTGGAAACATAGATGCTTCTATTGTTACTGGTCAAGGAGTACAGGCTCTTATGGGAGCCTTTGATACACAGGTTAAATCTGCACAAGCAATCTTTGCTGCAACACTTCGGGACATTATTAGTATTTGTTTCTGTGTAGATGAAATGATTTATCCCGAAGAAAAAACAATTCGTGGAGTAGATTCGGGTTCACCTTATGAAATTACATACAAACCAACTAAAGATATTAAACAAGACTACTCTGCTGATGTGCGTTACGGCATGCTTGCTGGTCTTAATCCAGCGCAAGGTCTTATCTTTATGCTTCAAGCACTTGGAGGAAAACTCATCAGCCGAGATATGGCTATGAGAGAACTACCATTTACAGTTAACGTAACACAAGAATTAGAAAAAATTGAAATTGAAGAGATGCGTTCTGCACTCCTTGGTTCACTTACGGCATACACACAGGCAATCCCACAAATGGCTACTCAAGGTCAGGATGCCTCCGATGTAGTTCGTAAGATTGCTGCGGTAATAAAGGCTCGTCAAAAGGGACAAGCATTAGAGGACGCAATAGAAACAACCTTTGCTCCGCAGCAACAGGTTCCTCCTGCTGGTGCACCAACTAATGCGGTTGAGCAAATGTCCCCTGCTCCCGCTGGTCCGCCAGCAGGAGGTTCTCCAATGCCAGAGCAGCCACAGGCTAGACCAGATTTGCAAACAATGTTAAGTAGTTTAAATGCTGGTGGACAAGCAAGGTCAACAGTAAGTACACAAAGAGAACGAGCAATCTAAGGAGCAATCATGGCAACATCTCGTAAGAGAACAGTTAAAACAGTTGCTGATGAAAGTTACTCAAAGTTAGACCAGTATGCAATTGAACTGCATGAGTTTTTTAAATCATTGCGTAAAGCAGGATTTACAGTTGATAATTCGTTATGGTTACTAGCATCAAAAGAATCATATCCTGATTGGATGCGAACCCTAACACCCGAAGATATTAGAAAACATATTGAAGATGAGGAGGACGAGTAATGGCAGAAGTATCAGGACCAGGAGAACAGTCTAAGCGCACAGACTTAGGTGTACTTAAGCAGACTACACAGCCAATACAAGCCACTCAGCCAATGCAATCATATACTGGTGGCACATATGGTAATAATAAATCTATGGCAATGCAACAGTCTGCTGCACCATTAGCAGGTAATCCAACACCAGCAATGCCACCAATAGTGGGATTAGATGCCCCAACACAGTTTCCAGATGAACCTCTTTCTTATGGTGCAAACTATGGTGAAGGTCCAGGACTAGATACTTCAGGTATACGTGGTGCAAGTCAACCTAATATAAGAGAATCAGTTTATCGTGCAATGCAGTTTGACCCTAGCGGAGAATTAGAAGCGATTTATAATAGATTGAATCAATAATGCCAAGTCCTTATCCAGATAAGTTACCTGCAACATCTAAAAACTTTAATCCAAAATATGCTGAATATAATCCAGGTCTTTATGCTGCCATAAATGCAGGACAACCATCACCAGATGATGCTTTTCAAATGGCTGAAATTCAATATCTTCAAGCAAAGCATGCTGAATTTAATAACATGAAAGATATTGGTCGTGCAAGAACACAGTTTTCACAATTATCACCTGCTATAAAAGAAAATATTATAAAGTTAAATCCTGATTATGCATATCAATCTGCTCCTGGTTATCTAGCCCGTGTTGGTGATGCCTTAGGAGGCATAAAAAGTTTTGCTATGTCACCATTACAAACTGCAGGTAAAGCATTAACAGGTCTTACTAATACAACATTAAGAATGCCCTACAATATTGCTACTGGAATAGCAGATGCTGGTATATCTGGAGTAGTTCCATATTTAACAACCGCAAAATCTTGGCAAACTGCATGGAGTGGCAAAGATGGTTGGCGTGAAGCCGATGTTAAGTTAATTGATGAAACTCATGGTAAAGGTTTGTCTGCATTAATTCGTGGACAAATAGATGGCAAGAAGCCAGGAGATATTTACCGTGAATACGGTGGGTATAACTATGAGATGCAATCTGCGATTACCGCACAGAGTGATTACAATGCATACTTATTTGGTGTTGCTACTAAGCAAACAGAAAAGTATCCTTTAACCATTGCTGGCAAAGCATATGAAACTGCACTTTCTGACATAAGTGCTAAACAAAAAAACTTTGGTAATGACTTAATAAATTTTATGAACAGAACTTTACCGCCTTCAAAGGCTGGTGTTATTGGTCAAATTATTTATAGTAGTCTTGCTAACGTCCCTTGGACCGTTGAAGGTGACCGTGCTAAAGCAGCAGAAGAAACAAAAAGATTAAATCAATGGCGGATTGCAAATCCAAATCCATTTTCAAGTAAAAGAGTTACTGACCCATCCGACCTTGCACAGTTTGAATATGAATTAATTGCAGACCCATTAACATGGCTTACTGGTGGTGGTTCTAAAGGATTAGGGCTTTCAGAAAAACTAGCAAAAAAGTTTAATGATGCTGGTATTGCTGGAGCATCAAATGAAATTCGTGTTGCAGACCTTTTTAAGAATGAAAGATTTTCTAGTATTCATTCTCGTCTAGTTGATGAATTAAATATCTTGCGTTTGGCTAGAACTAATAAAGATAAGAGTGCTGCCTATCTTTCACGTGAGCGGATTAAACAAAACTTTTCACATTATGATAATGATGTAACAATTAAACATCTTCTTGATACTAAGGTACTTAATAAAGAGGGCAAAGAAGTTAATGTAACAGATTTAGAAACTCTAAAGAGTTTCTTTATTCGTGGTGAGATGATTGATTACATTACACATGGCTATAGAAATAATATAGGTTACTTTAATGATAATCATATTATGCTTGAAAGGTCTACTCGACTAATAACCGATAGACTTAGAGCAAAATTTGAACGTATAGCCAATAATGCAGATGTGTCTAAGCCTGCTGATGCACTAGCAAGTGGTGAACTTACTAAAAAAATGCAGATTGTTACAAATGCATTTGCTGATGCTGGCAAGTTTCCAACAAAACTTGCTGATGACCCTGAATTGGCAGCAACATTTAAGGCTTTAACAAAGCATGGCAACGTTATTCAAAAAACATACAATAAAGCAATGGCTGCACACCCAGCAAATGTTGTATTGCATACATCTAATGAGTTTGTTGATAGTTCTTTGTCTGCATATAGAGATTTTGCAAGAGTTCTTACTGGAGATAAAGCAACTGCTAATCTAATGGCTGAAGTTTATTTAGATTTACCACCAGATGATAGATTTAATATGCTTTATACTACAACTAAGTATTATCTTGATAAGATTGGTGCTCCAGAACAATATCAACGTGAGATATTAGAATCTACTTTTGGTGATGTTCTTGGTTTTGGACCAGTACCAGAGTTTAAAACACCTACACATCTTATTGATGATACGGAGTTACAAGTTGCACCTGGTGCAAGTCAGCCTTTGCACTTAACTCGTGGTGTTAGTATGCCAAATTTTAATAAGATACATAAAGATGTATATGATTTAACTGGTTGGGATAATCCTGGATTAAAGGCAGTTAAGTCACTTAGTTATTCTACTTTTGCTAACATTACAAATGGTTTATGGAGTTTGTTACTTCTATTTCCAAAGATTGCAGCAAAAGGTTCAACAGATGAAGCCGTACTTAATGGACTTACAAACTCTTATAAAGCAATCTTTAATATACTTACCCGTCAAGGGGCAGCAGCGTCTAATGTGCGTGCTGCCGTTACTGGTAAAGAAGAAACAATAGGTTTAATCAAAGCCAAGATACTAGGTGATAACTCACCACATAAATATATTTCACCTGCTACTCGTGCAAATATGCAGGAAGATGTATTAGTAAAAGAATCAATGATTCTTCCTAACGGAAGACAAGTACAGGCTGATGAATGGGTTAGTGCTGATGAGTTCCATGGTGGTACATATCTAGACCGTTTGGTTGCTATGGGTATTGCTAAGTATGGTGGCAAACTATCTAATGCTACTAAAAAATATCTAGCAAGTGAGTTAGCAAATAACTCTCACTCTATGCATGCACATGCATTATCTTCTGTTGGTCGTACAATAGGTAACCATGAAGTAGATGGCAGTATTATTGCTGAGATGTATGGTAGAAATGAACTGACAAAAGCATTGGATGAAGCACATATAGCCGAAAAGGGTATACGTGAAAAGTATCTTTCAAAATTAAAGGGAACAGATGTCTTAAGACAAACTGGAGACTTTCAGGTTAGAGATATGGATAAACTTTCTCAATCTAACAAAACCATAACTCACTATACAAATTTCTGGCAGTACTTTGCAAGAAACGTATGGACACATAAACCTACTAAGGTATCTATTGACTATGGTGATTTCTTTATTAAACATAATGCAATCCGAAGTAAAGAAGATGGTAAAGCATTTGTTGAAGATATAATGAATGAGGTTGGATTTACCCGCAATTCTATGGGTGAGTGGAAACCACGCATGCAACAACTAGGTATAGAACCAGATGGTGTTCCTATCATGACTGATAGAATATCAAAAGAAACTATTGATGCATTCTTAACAGATTTTAGACAAACATCTCAGATGCGTCTTGCTGGTTTGTCACCAGACCAGATTGCAGAAGCATTGATTCGCAACTCGCGTGACGAGTTATATACAATCTTTCATGGTTCAGCAGATGACTTTAATGAAAACTTGCTTAATATGATTAACTTTAAAATGAATGAAGGATTAGAAAAAGTAGCCAATCAGGGACCATATGCCGATGTTATTGGTGAAGGTAGCGCACTTGCTAAATGGGCAATGAATCAATCTAAGCCTTCTTACCATATTTCAAAGATAGCATTCAATGAGTTTGAAGATGTTACCATTGGTTATGGATTAAAGGCTCAATTTGTTAAAACTGATTTAAACTTTAAAGTATTTGCACCTAAGTTAACTGTATCTGCCATGTATGAAAAAATGGCTAGAGTTCCTTGGGAAATAATGGATAGGCAAATGAATGACCTATACCGTACTGATGCTTATATGGTTAAGGTTTTTGAAAATAGAACACGTCTTGCTTCTGCTGAAAAACAATATGCTGACCAGTTAGTTGCTGCTGGTACAAAACCAGATGCTGCTGCATTACAGGCTGATATGGTCTTTGCTGGTCAAGCAAGCATTAACTCTGTTTATGGTGTGATGAAGTATGCAGATAACACTGAAGTGCGCTCACAACTAGCATGGACATTACGTGGTGTTGGTCGTTTCAATAGAGCCAATGAGGACTTCTGGAGACGTATGATACGTCTTGGTACTACTAAAGGACCGCAGGCTGCATGGCGTTTATCTCACTATCAATTAGCAATGGATGGCGCAGGTTTTATCCATACTGATGATAATGGAAACAAATATGTTATTATTCCAAATGACGGCGTAGCCTTCCAAGTTCTTAATGGTATCTTTACTGCATTGTTAAATCCAGTAAATGTTGCAAGGGCTGCCAACAATGGTGAACTTGATACAATCTTTAAACAACCAGAGTGGAATCAAAAGACACTTAAGATTTCTATGCTTAACCCATCTTATGCTGAGGGTTCTGGTGCAGTTTCTTTGCATGGCGCAACCATGTCTATATCTGTTGCTGCATTAAAGCAACTGTTTAAAGTTATTGGTTTTGAAAAACAAGGTGAAGAACTAGATAACCTTATCCTTGGACAGATGAGCGATAATCAAACTGTTGCTCGTATGTTCCCATCAACTATACATAATGTATGGGCTGAGATGGACCCAGAACATAAGACTGGTGCATGGGCAACTGCTATCCAACAAGCTGCAATGTTTATGCAATACAACGATAAGACTAAGATAACTCCTGAAGAACTTCAAGACCCAGCAAAGTTACAAAAATACTACGATAGATTAGGCATTGCTGCCTATAATACTATTGCTGTAAAGGCTGGATTTAATACTCTTTCAGCGGTACCTATGGGTGATACTAGTGATGGTGTTAATCCATTACTACGTGATGCTGGCATCATTACCTTTACAGAAGAGTTTAATGACATTCTGCGAGCAGTAATGGATACAAATGCTGACCAAGGTTATCCAATGTCAGAACCTATTGCTGTAGCAGTGGCTATGTTTGTTGGTAGTTATCCAGATAGATTTGTATTTACTGTAGCAAAGGATAGCCTAGGGGCTAAACTTTATGTTAATGCAGTTAAAGAAACAAAGAACTGGGTCTTTGACAATAAGAAAATGATTGAACGCTATAAGAGCGCAGCATTTGTATTTGCTCCTAAGCCACAAGATGCAGAATATGACCCTGCTACTGTTAAGTTTTTACAGGCTAGTGGAATTATAGAACCAAAGAACAATCCATTTGTTACTGACAAAAACTCTGATACTCCATTAATGCGCTACATCAAAGAACTAGCAGCGGTTAAAGACCGTGCAAAGTTCTATGACTTAGATAGAGAAATGAACAATCTTCTTACAGACCCTAAGAACCCAAGACGTAATGACCCTGCTTATGCATCAGAACTTAAAGCACAGGTAGCCTTTCAGAAGGGTGTCTTAAAAGAAGGCAATCCTATGTTAGCCTATACATTAGGAACCAGTGAAGTAACAACGCGTGAACTACTACAAAAGAACTTTAGAGACATTAAGTTCTTGGTTAGTGACCCAGACTTTACATCTACTAATGGTAAGCCACAAAAGGGAAAGATTAACCCTAGTACTCAAAAGCAAATTAAGCAGATGCTTAATATAGCAAGCACAATGTTGCTTGCTTTTGAAGATGAGAACATTCGTACTCAGCCAACTGGTATAAACACACTTAATGTTGTTTACACCGATGGCATGGAAAATCTAATGAAACTATCTCTTGCTAATCCATACGCAGGTATGGCATATCAAAACATTATCAAGCCACTACTAGATGATGTTTATAGAATACCAACGAAGGGCTTAAAGTAAATGGCTGCAAAATCACTTAGTTATTATGAGGAGATAGCAAAGACTCAGTTCCCTAAACTGACTCCTGCTCAGCAAAAGGCTAAAGCCCTTGACGCGTACAAGAAAGACCCTGAATCAGATTACACTGGCAAAAGAGAAAATAACACTACAAGTGGAACACAACTTACTCCAATTCCTAAGGGAACTAGAACCGACTGGGGTTCTTTTCTTGATGGAAAGATTATGTATGTTCCAGCAACTACAACTAATGGTGTTACCACCGAGGCATATGTAAAACTACCTGGAACTGACTTAAAACAACCAGGCGTTACTGTTATTCTTAAGCCTAGTGCTGATGGTAGAGGCTTTGAATTACAAGATGCAAATGAAGCAGCAAATGAGTTTCTATCATACATCCCTAAGAATGATGAAAGTTATTTATATGTAAAGCAAAAACTGCAACAGTACTATCCAGGTGGAGTTAATGGAGCAGCATATAAAAAGTCTTTAACTCAGCCAATAGGTGAGTCTGACATTGGCTTTATGACAGCCATTAAAAACTCTTTAAATGAAGTTAGTGCTATTAACTGGACTTCAGCAAGAGACTTTGCACAGATTGACCCTGCTAAACGTGGTGCTAGTAGTGCTGGACTTCTTGGTTATGACAAGTTTATAGAAACTCGTCAGATACTTCCACCTAAAACAACTGAGTCCCAAAGGACTTCGCAGTTAACTACAGAGATGGATGCCAATGCTGAGTTTAATCGTACTGTTCAACAGTATATTGGTAATCCTAACCTTGTTGATAAGGTAGATGCATTACGCAAAGCATACTGGGATAAGTTACATAAAGAAGAACTGCGAAGAATTTCAACTTCAACATCAACCAGTAACCCAATTACTGGCGTTAGTACTTCTAGTGGTTTTAGTTATGCCCCATTAACAGAACAAGACCGTATTGAAATGCGTCTTAATTTTATTATTAATGGCGATAAAAACTCTAACAGCGTTGGTATTAAAAATGCATCACAGGAAGCACTAGAAGATGAAGGTGGTCTTGTTGGTGCTGCCTATGGCAAACTCAAAGAAGTTGCTGCTGACTATGGTGTTCAATTAACTCATCAGGATTTACTTGGTCGTGTTTATAAATCACTTAAGCCAGGTGGTATTACTGCTGGTGTTAGTCCAAGTAGCATGGCTACTGGACTAGAGCAAGAGGCTAACAGTATTAAGCAGGCTGCCAAAGTTCACTTTAAAGGTCTAGCAAATTATATAGACCAAGGATTAAAAGTATCTGATATATCTTCTAACTTTCAAAGACTTAAAGAACGAGAGATGGGTCTTACTGACAATGCAGTAGACATCTATGATGACGATGTACAAAAGGCTATTAGTGGGCCAGATGTTTCTAGCGTTAATGATTTTATATTAGGCGTTCGTTCTAATCCGCTTTGGCGCAAGACTCCAAAGGCTAATGAAATGGCTGCAACATTTATTAATACAATACTTAAAAGTTGGGGTAAGGTGGGTTAATGGCACAGACAGCAGCCCAGAAAGCAGCACTAGAAGCACAACTTAAAGCAGCACAAGCGGCAATAGCACAAACAAAAAAAACTATAACAAATGTTTCTGCAGCAACTTCTAAGCCAAGTACAGTCAATACAACAACTATGTCTGGCGTTGAATTAGCATCAAAAGGAGGTGCAACTTATGTACCTCCAGTTGATACATATGGAACTGCTCAGATTGGCACTACTGGTAAAACACAAGCACAATTAGATGCTGCCGCAAATGCACTACAAACTGCCTATGACATTAATCAAATGGGTCCTGGTTTTAAATCTGCAGTAAATCCTGTAACAGGTATGGTTGAAACTACTACACCTAAAAAAGTTGTAACAGCAGATGTTGACCCAAATGCAAATAAAAAAGGTTGGCATTTTAATCCAACATCAGGCAAATGGGAGGTTGATGAAGACTCAGGTGGAGAAGACCCAGTTGTTGGTGTTTATGAAGACCCTATTACAGGTGACATTTATAACGTACACAAATCTGGTAAAAAAACTTTATTATCTAAAGGAACTAAAAAATCAGATGCTGACGCTGCTGCTGCATTAGCATTATACAATCAACAGCAAGCAGCAATTGCTAAACAAGCAAAAGATGAAGCAGAAAAACGTGATGCCTTTGCTCTTATCCAAGACACTATGCGTTCATATGGATTCACCGATGCTGAAATGTCAGAACTATCTGGCTATATAGAAAAAGCAATTATTGACCCTAACATAGGTCCTAATATGGCTATTCTTGGTATGCGTAATCTTGGTGTATATAAGGCTAGGTTTGCTGGTAATGAGTCACTTGTTAAGGCTGGTAAGAATGCACTAAGTGAGTATGATTACCTACAGCAAGAGAATGCTTATGATGAATACTTTAAGGCATATGGTGTAGGCAACCTATCTACACGTGCACAGAAAGCAACTCTAATTGGTAACAGTGTATCTGCTCTTGAAGTAGATAAGCGTCTTAACCTAGCGGTTAAGCGTGTACAAGGTAGTGACCCAGAGATATTAAAACAACTAAAAACATACTACCCAACCATTACTGACAAAGATTTAGTTTCATACTTTCTTAATCCAGAGGCTACACGTATTGATTTAGAAAGAAAAGTAACAGCATCTGAAATTAGTTCTGCTGCAGTAGGTCAAGGTTTTGCAAAAGGTACTTCATTATCTGCATTAGACCTTGCTGACTATGGAGTAGATAGAGCAGCAGCCCTTGAAGGCTATGCAAATGTTGCTGGTGTACTTCCAGAGGCTACTAAACTTGGTAACATCTATAATGAGACTGGTATTAATTATAACCAGATGTCTGCTGAAGAAGAGTTCCTAAAGGCTAATGATGCAGCAAAGCGCAAACGTACTACGTTAGCATCTAAAGAACGTGCTAGTTTTGAAGGCAGTGCAGGTAATGCACCAGGTGCATACAGTACTGGTTACTTAAAGAAATCTTCAGCAGCAGGCTTAATATAAAATAGATTCCTGTGTGACCCACCAGCCCACACAGCGTATAAGACTGGTAGCAAGAGCCAGCCTAGTTCCCCGACTAGAATCTGAGGCTTGCGACTACAACGAATAGAAGGGTGGGTTGCTATGAGCAACAACTACTGGGATGAAGACGAAGACGACCTAGATACCGAAACCGAAGTGCAGATGGATGGAAGTGACTTACTTAAAAAGTTACGGAAAGCCAAGCGCAACGATGAAAAACGTATTAAGGAACTCACTGAGCAACTTGAGGGATTATCCAAGGCGCAGCGTGAGCGTGTAGTCAAAGAGGTCCTAGAACAGAAGGGTGTCAATCCAAAGGCACAACGATTAATCCTAAAAGACTTGGATGATATTAACGAAGAGTCAGTTAATACCTGGCTTGAAGATAATGGAGACTTGTTTGGATTAACACAGCCAGAGGTAAATCAAGAGAAAGAACTAAACCGAGCAGCCTTACGGCAGCAAGATGTGGTTACTCAACTTGGTACGTCCCCTGACCGAGCAGAAGATTTATTGAGTCGAATTAATAATGCGGCTTCCGCAGAAGAATTGAATCAAATTATCTACTCTCAACAGTAATTTACATAGTAATTTCACAACTCACCTAGGAGGTGAACAACAATGGCTAATGCATATACATCCTCTACTGGCAATCTCGCTGGTACCGCTGGTGGTGCAGGTCTCGTCCAAAAGGCGTATGACCGACTATTAGACTTTGCGTTGCGTTCAGAACCCCTAATTCGTAGTGTCGCTGATAAGAAGCCCACTAAGTTAGCAAACCCTGGCTCAACCGTAGTCCTACAACTATACGCAGATTTGTCTGAACAGGCAACTGCTTTGACAGAATCAACTGAGCGTGACTCAGTTCAGATTGCTGCTCCAACATCAGTTACTATTACTCTTGCTGAGTACGGTAACTCTGTCCTTGTTACACGTGCTTTGGAACTATTCAGCCTTGCTGATGTAGACCCAGCAATTGCTAACATCATCGCTTTCAACCTTGCAGGTTCAATTGATACAGTTGCACAGACTGAACTTCGTGGTGGTACAAACATCATCTACGGTGGTACACGTACTAACACAGTAACAATTGCTGCTACAGATACAATCACTTCTGCAAACATCCGTAAGGCTGTTGCTAAGTTGCGTTCAGGTCTGTCAGTTCCACGCAAGGGTTCAATGTACTGGTGTGGTATCCACCCAGAAATCTCACACGACCTTCGTGCTGAGACTGGTGCTGGTGGATGGCGTATTCCTCACGAGTACAACTCAAAGGAAGAAATTTGGGCTGGAGAAATTGGTTCATACGAAGGTGCTTACTTCGTAGAGTCTGCTCGTATGTTCAAAGATACTGACGGTGCTTCAAGCGCCCAGGTATACCGCACAATTCTTGCTGGCAAGGAAGCAATGGCTGAAGCCGTTGCTGAAGAGCCACACGTAGTTATCGGTCCAGTTATTGACCAGTTAATGCGTTTCCGCCCAATGGGTTGGTACGGCGTTCTAGGCTTCAAGCGTTACCGCGAAGCAGCCTTGTATCGTATTCTTAACGGTTCATCAGTCGCTTAGTTGATTGACGCTTAAGTAAAGGTTAGGTTCGCTTAGCCTTTACTTAAGAGTAAGTTCATTAAGGAGAACAGTGGCAACTTACACACTTGTAACACCAACCTTGGAACAAGGACACATTGGTGCTCACCGTTTGTTTACACACTTTAAACAACGCACAAAGAGTTATACCATCATTCTTAGTAGTGGTGTTTACTCACTTATACAGTATCCAACCGAAGATGAGTTAGCAACTTATACTGCTTACTATATGGGTGGATGTCAACATACTGGAATTACTGAGGCTATCAGAACGGCAATGATTGCTGATGCCATTGTAACTTCAGCCAACTTTACGGTGGAATAAATGGGACTGCATCAAATACAGACACATCCAGAGTATGTAGAAGGTTGCTTTGGGTGCAAGATACAACTTCTAGAATTATCTACTGGCGATGCCAGAGGTGATGTAATAGCAAGTGGTACTACCCAGAAGAAGTGGAACTCTGAACTTGAAGCATATCGTAGTGCCAGAGCACAGGGTATCCAACCTAATGGGACAAAGATGAAACAGGTACAGGCAGCACACGAAGCATCTGAAAAACTAGGTGTAGCCTATGACGGTAACACAATGGTACAAGCAAAGAAGATAGACAAACCAACAGCCACAGTAATGCGAGAACTCAAGGAAGCAGGAATACAATAATGGCAATGAATAAAGCAAAGGCATACGCTGCCTACGAGAAGACTGAAAATGTATTGACAAAGAAAAAAGAATTAAAGACACCAGAAGGTAAGAAAGAAAAAGCCAGAGAAACTAAGGCTGGTATGCACCTTATGAAGGGCAAGCCAATGAAGAACTCTGCTATGAAGAAGATGGGCAAGAAGAAGTAATGGCATCGGGATACTCAGGAAATAGCGCACCGCGCACCAAAGCATTAGACCATTCTAAGGTTGCACCTATTCATAAGCCATCTGGAAAGCCATCACCTGCTATGCCTACAAAGCGTCCTATGGTAGGTAATGATGCAGCAAATAAAAAGAAGTATGGTTCTGCCTCACACAATAATGGGTATACAAACTAATGAAAAAGCATCCTGGTTTTAAGGCTGTTGCAGCAGGGATTGCTAAAAAACAGGGTATCTCTAAAGAAGGTGCTTCTGCAATTTTAGCAGCAAGTACTCGTAATGCGAGTAAGGCTGCTAAGAAGAAGAATCCTAATCTAAAAAAAGTTAAGTAGTTAAGGTAGGGGACAATGGCTAAACAAAAGAAAGAAACCTTAGCAGTCGCTTGGTGCGACAATGGTATGGTAGATGGCAAATTTATGGAAGGTGTTGTAGACACCCTGATAAACTCAGGCGTAGAGTTCTGTGGCTCATTAAGAGCACACGGTAATCAGATAGCACAACAGCGAGAGATGTTAGTTAATCGCTGGTATGACAACAATAAATCTGATTGGCTACTCTGGCTTGACTCAGACATTATGATTACTCCAGAGAAGTTTCTTAAACTCTGGAATCGTAGAGATGCCGTAGATATTCCATTGCTTACTGGTGTTTACTTTACAAGTAACGAACCAGAGCAACCATTGATGAAGCCATTAGCAACTGTTTATGAGTTTGCTGAAGCAGAGTTTGGTATTGGGATTAGAAGGTTAGACCCACTGCCAAAGAACACCTTTATAAAAGTAAGTGCTGCAGGTATGGGCTTTTGCCTAATGCACCGCAGTGTAATAACAAGAATCAAAAAAGCATTGCCAGGAGTTCCGTTCTTCACAGAAGTGGGCGCTAACAAGCAGTTCACTGGTGAAGACATCTACTTCTTTGCAGTAGTCAACAAGGCGGAGATTCCTCTGTGGTGTGATACCGCTGCAACTGTAGGACATATGAAACGATTCAATATGGATGAGAACTACTATGATGCTTTTGGTAGAGGTAAAGGTTATGCAAACTAAATATCCTAACTGGTTTGAGATGACCGCAAAAAAAAACTTTGAGTCACAACTACTACCGCTTGCTGGCAAGTTTGGTCTTAGGTTCTTACAGATTGGTGCTTTCACAGGCGATGCAACTGTATGGCTGGTAGATAACATCCTGACCCAGAAGAACTCAGTCCTAGAAGATGTAGACATCTGGACTGGCTCTGATGAAGAAGAACATAAGGCTATGGACTGGCTAGACGTTGAGCGTGTATACGATTCACGGATTGCCTTTCGACCTAATGTGATTAAGTACAAGATGGACAGCAAAGAGTTCCTTCGCTCCATTGAAGAACCAACCTATGACTTCATCTATATTGATGGAGACCACACAGCAGAAGGTGTACTACAGGATGCCGTACTTGCTTGGAGATTACTTAAGCCAGGTGGGATTATGGCATTTGATGACTACCTATGGGAAGACCCTAGAGGTGTTGAGTTCCAGCCAGGCTGGTCAATAGATACCTTTGTAGGGGCAGTCAAAGATGAATCAGAAGTTTTATTATCAAACTCTCAAGTATGGCTAAGGAAGAATAATGACAGCAGCCTGGACACGTAAAGAAGGCAAGAACCCTGCTGGTGGACTCAATGCCAAGGGCAGGGCATCTTATAAGGGTGGCACTCTCAAAGCGCCTGTAAAGGCTGGAGACAACCCACGTAGGGCATCTTTCCTAGCCCGTATGGGTGGTATGCCAGGACCAGAACGCAAGCCTGACGGCTCGCCAACAAGACTGCTTCTATCGCTTAATGCGTGGGGAGCAAGTTCTAAGGCTGATGCTAAGGCTAAGGCTGCAGCAATCTCTAAGAGAAATAAGGCTAAGAAATGAAAAATGGTTCATCAAAAACAGAATTAAAACAAGATATAAAAATGACTAAAGGTATGACTCCTGCTCAAAAATCTGCTTATATGAAAGCCGATAGAAAAATGCATGCTAAAGAATTGCCTAATAAAAAAGAAATAAAAATAGGCGCAACCTTACGTAAAAAAATCATTACTAAAAAAGGATAACTAATGGCACTAGGCAAAGAGGGTAGTAGTTTAACAGCAGAATTAAATCGTCTTGCTGGTACAACTGGCAAAGCACAACAAGGTGCAGCAAATACTTATGCAAGTACAACTGGTCTAGGAGTTGTTGCAGCCCTTAACATTAAGGCTAGTGGCTCACGTCAACCTTCTGCATACAAAGGACTTAATGCTGTATGTAATGAACTTGCCTCTACTACTGGTAAGTCTGCTGTTGCAGCCCTAAGGAGCATAAACGTATAATGACTACATTATTAGATATGATTAATGAAGTGTCAATGAACCTTTCAGGTTACACACTTCAACAGGACCGCGCTACTCACATTACTGCAGATGTAGCAGCAACCGCCTCAACTATTGCTGCACCTATTACTCTATCACTTGCATCTACTGACAGTGTAGGCAAAGGTATTGTTGAAATTGATGAAGAACTATTCTGGGTAGATAACTATGACAGAGTTGGTAACACTGCAACTATTGCTCCCTATGGTAGAGCATACATAGGTACTACTCTTGCTGCGCATACAGCAGGCACTAAGGTTACTATTGCACCTACCTTCCCACGTTTTACAATTAAGCGAGCAATTAACGATACTATCAATGCAATTGGCTCATCTATCTTTGCAGCCAAGACAACTACTATTACATCTAACTCTGCAGTCTCAGCCTTTAGATTGCCTGCTACTGGTACTACGTTAAATATTCGTTCTATTCTTGCTGCTGCATATCAAGCATTAGGTGCAAGTAAAGAATGGATACCACTTCGTAACTATCGTTTTGATGGCAACGCTAACTCAACTGCATTTACTAGCGGTCAGACTTTATCTATCTATGACTACATCCCTTCAGGACGTACTGTTCAAGTTGTATATTCTACTAACCCAACTTCTTTTTCTACTAATGCTGACATATTTACAGACACTACTGGACTACCAGAGTCTTGTAAAGACCTAGTTATTCTTGGTGCTACTTATCGTCTGTTGTCTAACCTTGACCCAGCACGTGCGTCAATGGTTAGCCCACAGGCAGATGAGACAGATTCCAAACGTCCATATGGTTCATCTCAATCACTTACTAAGCAAGTTTACGCTTTGTTTAATCAACGATTAAATGAAGAGATTAAGAAACAGCAAGACAAATATCCTATCCGTGTCCACTACTCCCTTTGATAGGCAGATAAATGACAACTAGAAAATACTCATCCCGAGCCCAGCAGACCACACTCAGTAGCGGAATCACCTCTGGTGATACAACTATGACTGTAGGTTCTGGTGCTAACCTAATGGGTGGTAAGACACCTGCAGTAGGTCAAACATATACAGTTGTCATTGACCCTGATACGGCCCTTGAAGAAATTGTAGATGTCAGTAACTACGCATCAGGTAACACGCTTACTATTGCTAGAGGCATTGATGGCTCTACTGGTGTAGCCCACTCTGCTGGTGCAATTGTCCGACATATGGTTATTGGTCGTGACTTGCAAGATGCTAATGACCACACTGAAAATACAACTACAGCACACGGTGTAACTGGCGCAGTAGTTGGTACAACTAACACACAGACTTTAACTAACAAGACTTTAACTAGCCCTACTCTTACTTCACCAACAATGACTACCCCAGCCTTGGGTACACCTGCATCTGGTGTGCTAACTAACGCAACTGGATTACCATTAACAACAGGCGTAACTGGCACATTGCCAGTAGCCAATGGTGGTACTGGTGTAGTAACTTCAACTGGTACTGGTAATACAGTCCTTTCAACTTCTCCTACATTGGTAACACCAGTGCTAGGAACTCCAACTTCGGCAACACTTACTAATGCTACAGGCTTACCTATCTCAACTGGTGTGGCTGGTCTTGGTACTGGCATAGCCACTTTCCTTGCTACACCATCTAGTGCTAACTTAGCCTCTGCCCTTACAGATGAAACTGGTTCTGGTGCAGCAGTATTTGCTACTAGCCCTACTCTTGTAACACCCGTACTTGGTGTGGCTACAGCCACTAGCATCAATGGAACTACAATTCCATCAAGTGCTACCTTGGTAAAGACTAGCGATACTGGCACAGTAACTAGCACAATGTTGCTTGATGGAACTATTCTTAACGCAGATGTTAATGCATCTGCAGCCATTGCTTACAGCAAGTTAAACCTTAACGGAACTATTACCTCTGCAGATATTGTAGATGGCACTATTGTTAATGCTGACATTAGCGCATCTGCTGCTATTGACTGGACTAAACTTGGTATATCTTCTACAGTATCATCTGCTGAGATTGGGTATGTTGACGGAGTAACATCAGCAATTCAAACACAGTTAGATGCTAAGTTGGCTAAAACTGGTGGCACTATGTCTGGTGCTATTGCTATGGGTACCAGCAAGATTACTGGTATGGGTG